CTTTCTCTATCGTCTTGATTTGATTTTATAACCAAATCATATTTTGTTGGAACATAATTTTCATCAGTTGTTGTATCATAAAAAGAGGACGTATCATTACGTCTTAATAATACATTATAAAATCTATCTTTATTAAAGATTGGTACATTTTCAATTTCAATTGATTTATCTAGTATTGAAAAATATATGTTTCCATATTCGTTTTGTCTTGTTTTCTTTAAATATATTTTCCAATCAGTATCTTTTGATGTTAAATCAACTATATCATTTAGATTGTAATCTTTATTTAATTTAAATGTAAACTCTAGTGATTTTGCAGAATTTAAATATGGAATTTCTACATATTCATTATTTGAATTGTATTTTGTGAAGAAATATTTTTCATCATACAAATAACTTGATACTTTAGAATTTTCAATCTTGCTACCGCCAAATTCTCTAATATTCAAAATGTTTAGTGGAATACCATAACAAGACATCAACAGATTTATACATTCAGTAGTACCTTTTGTCTTGTAAATGTATGGAAGCGTATCAAGAATACGTTTCCATACTAATTCATTTTTATCCTTAGCAGATATAGATTGAGAACCGGAATATTCAGTGTCAAGATAATTTGTAACTAAACTCTTATTAGCAAAATCAGTAGACGTATTCCAACCAAATGAATTTAAAAGATAATAAATGATATCAGGTAAATAACTGTCTCCAGGCTTTGTGTCTTTTGAACTTAAAATTGGAAATGATTTAATATATTGATAGATATTATCAAAATGATGACCAACCATAGATAAAAATACTAGATAGTCATTATTATTTTCATCCATTTTAATATATTCTGGAGTATTATTAATTAAACTATCTCTGTTATTTATATCATATTCTTCCGCATCATAAACATAGGTGTAATAGTTAGAACTTGCGTCTGATATGGTTCCAGATACTAGACTTTGACTTCTATACAGATAACATTCAAACCCATCAAAGTTATTTTTTATACTTAAACTTTCAGATGTATATGTTTTAAATTCACTTGAGTATGATGCACTTAAAGCAACGGTACTAGAGGTTAATGCGGATGAAATTGTTTTTAATGTATTATCTAATGAATCAAGTCTATTCAACTTATTCTTGAATATCTTTATTCTCAATGCAGCAGATGAAAATAGTACAAAGTTTGCAAAATCTGAATAGTCTACATCCAATTCAGCCAACTTTTTATTAATGTTTATTTCTGATTCAGTGGTTGCTGGTAAATTTGGATCTAAAGATGAAACGTTATCAATTGTGTTTTGATTTGAGTTTACAATTTTAACTGAAAAATTTGGTCCGGATATCTTATAATTTTTAGATACCGTTTCTTTTATTAGAATTACATTTTGTACAAACGGTGTAATGCTAATGTTTGATATCCAACATGTTGATTTTACACTATAATTTAATGATAATGGTGAATCTAACTTTATTAATAATGTAGCAGGTACATCATCAGATTCATTGCTTGAATCATATGAATGATCCAAAAATTTTGTAATCACACCATCACCAAAATTAATTCCGTTTTTATAGTATGAGTAAAATTTGGTTAAAAAGTTATATTCTAATTTTTTTATTTCAATCTGTACAAATTGATCCCATACAATAGAAGTAATCAAATTAATTGCATCAGTAAGATCCACATTAAAAAAGTTGATTACATTTAATTGATTTACATATTCTTTTTGTACAATATATTTGATTTGTACATACAAATCATTGAAGGAAATTATATTTTTTGAATAAGTATACAACCAGTATTTTATAAAATTCTTTACACCAAATAAGTTTTTGAATGTGATTTTATTAAATAATTCAATTGTAGATGAATCAATGCCATTATAAACGTTGTTAATAAAAGTTATTGCGTCTTGATCATTTTTAAAACCAAATGAATCTTTAAATGTATTAATTGATTCAGGAGAAGTTTCCTTTACTGATTTATAAGTAGAATCACAATTATAATTGAATAATTGTACATTTAAGTTATCAACTATATCATTTACTAGTACCAACTTTTTAATAAAAGATTCATAATACAAATTTTGATATAATTCTTCATCTGTTTTTGGAATTTTATTAAAAGAAGGAATTAACTTCAGTTCAGTTCTTGATGGAGAAATATCTGAAATAATTAATGGGAATGTTGGGTTACCGGCAACATTTCTAATAAAATTATAAGACGCAACATGTTGTCCATCAAATACATTTGATGAAGAAAAATCAGATTGTATATCAATTAGAAAGTTATTATTATTACTGATATAATCTGTCTTTGTCTTTCTGTATGAATAATTTACTTTGTTATAGTCAACATCAATATAGTTTCCTACATCTGAAATATAAATAATTTTTGGTTGTTTATATGACCATCCATTTTGAACACCGTTCAAATTATAATAAGAAAATTCTACTATATCTTTCTCTGATTTACCAAAGAAACTTTCACTGATGTTTGTATTTACTTCATATACGTTAAGATCATCTGCATTAAAATAGTAAGCAGTATTAACGCTTGATGTAAAATTTGTTACTGTTGGATATGGAAAATTCATTGTGGTTCAAGTCTTGAAATTATATCATTGAGTTTCTTATTTGCATCATCTCTCTCAAATTGTAACTTTTGTATAATATATTGAATTTCATCTGCATTTTCTGCAGTGATTGCTAATTTGTTATTTGCAGGATCAACATCTGCTGGTTGATTAAATATATCATTCATATTAACATTAATAACAGTATTAGACTGCACAGTTGGAATAAACTCTTGAAATACAACTTGATTCAACTGTTCAATTTTTTTGGAAGAATAAACAAAATCATTTAATGTGAAACTAATGTATTCAGAATTAAAGCTAGGACTATTAGCATCAATTACAAAGTTTCCATAAGAGTCAACTTTATAATCATAGGTGCCGTTATTAACATAAGCTTCAATTTCTTTTTGGTATGACATAATTATCTTGTTATCTTAAATATGTTGCCGTTGTCAAATACGTTAGTTTGAGTGTCAAATGTTGTTTTTATCAAAATTCTATAAAATCTTTCAACAGACAATCCAGTTGTGTCTATATTAAAATAGTGAATGTTACCATCAGAACTTATTTTTGTATTGTTATCAAAATCAATAACAACATTTTCACTTTCATTGTCTTTAATACAATAATAAGATGCAGAGGGTAATAAACTGGAACTCAAATAAGCATTTTGTTGATATCCTTTTACAAAATTCTTAAGTGGATATTTTTCTCTGGCAAATACATTTATTCTTGGTATACTTCCAAACTTATATTCCTTTGATAGATTTTGCATTATAATTGTATACGGAATATTTCCAGTCAATGGCACCATACTTCCAGTTGTATACACACTATCATCCCAAGCTATATCAATATATGGTTGATAGATAGTATTTGTTTCTTTACTAAAGAACTTAATAGTACTATCAATACCATTTGTTGCAACGGTTTCAAGTGAACTTACTAATATTATACCTTCATTTGGTATACATCCACATAACCAACCTTTAACAATGGTTGTTATGTCCATATTAATATCAGATGTTGTATAATCAAAAGACTGTGAACATATTAGTGAACTTCCAGTAACTAAGGTTGAACACAAACTTGAACTTTTTTGTACATAAGAAGTTGGTACACTTGTATACCAGGTTCCGCCTTGATTTACAAAAGATGATGTTGATGGAACAGGATTTGCATTAACTGGAAACCAATAAGATCCACTATCACCTGCATAATTTCTGTAATCCCAACTTGCACCAACAAGATTTCCACCAGTTGAAAACCTACCAGTTCCCATATTCCAACTTTGACTTATTGGATAACCATAAACAGAGTAATCAACAGGAATTTCACTAACACTAGATGCCTTTAACTTTAAGTTGAATTTAACGTTACTGTTTATTGAATTGTTTGATATGGACTGAGAAATTGCATTTATATCAAATTTAATTAAAATTCTACTATAGTCAGGAACATCTGTATAAACTATATAAGGAACATATAAACTTTGTGACCCAACTGCATAACCATAAATATCACCTGTAAAGTTATTAACACTTCCACTTGCACTATAAATTGATCCTGTGAAATTACCAATTAAAGCATTAAATTCTGAAATTGGAAAATCATGTTCAATTATACTTCCTGAGAAACTACCACTAAAACCACTGATAGTTCCACTTACATTTGTTAATGCAACGTTTTGTGATCCAAATTCACCGTAATTTATTCCATTTAAGGTTGAATATCCATAAAACGGAGATCCTATAAAAGTTCCTACAAAACTACCTGTTCCTCTCGCATTGTTCAAAAGTGAACCTGTAAATGTTATAGAAGCTGAACTATGAAATCTTAGATTTCCATAACCATATGAAGTTCCACCGTCTAAAGTTGACCCACTAACTGATCCTGAAAATCCTGTAACAGTTGTGTTATAAAAAGAAGCGGTCAGTGATGATGATTGATATAGCAACAAATTTTTCTTGACATGAGGATATGATCTCAATTCTAAAATTTCATCAATACCAAAATTTTTGTCGGCGTATCCAACTTCATTGGTTATGTATGTATCTTTTTGTGGATATAAAAATGTATGCATATTATACTACGTTTCCTTTAATATCAATGTCAGGGTATTTGACTTCAAAAACACATGGATCTAATGAAGGATATACTATTTTGTTTTTTGTTGCAGATGAAATGTCATATTCATGTGGAGAATAATTTCCATCTTTTGCAGTTAAGTTTACAATTTCAACGTTTGTTAGAGATTGTACCCCATCTACTCTTGCAATTTCCAATTCAAGTTGACTTAAGTTGATTGGTTGAGAAAAACTCCATTTGTCAATGTCAAAAAAATCTTTTACTTTTTGAATACAATTATTTAATACTTCTTTTTTATTATAATTGTTATATGTTAATATTTTAAAATTGACTCCAATATTGATTATATAACCATCAATAATATTAACACCATCAGTCAATAGTCTATATTTTTTTAAATATTCTTTTACATTGTAAAACAATGCATCATTAATTTGTGTTAGATTTTTATTTTCATTATATCCAAGAACATATAAATTGACTGAAAATGGATTTGTGACATCATAATTTATTTTTCTAAAATAGTTATCTACTGAATTATTTGTGTCAGTTGTATTATTATCATAATCAACAAACCCAGAAACATCATTCTTTAAATTCAATGTTAAATCAGTATCAGATGTTATGTATGCTTTGGCAATTGAACCGTATTTTGGTGGTAAAGCATAAGTTCTTATTAAATAGTCATCTTTAGTTACTGTTCTATTTTGAGAAGTAAAATTTAAAATTGCATTTTGTTTGATTTGATCAACTGATTCTTCATCTGCACCACCAACAGCAGCATTATAATTATTTACTCTTAGAGTTTGTTGTATGGTATTGAACAAATTTTGTTGATCTGGATTTAATGATGTTGGGCCATTTAACAATTCATATGCACTAATTCTAGTAATTTCATTTGCATTACAATTAGACAATGATCCTCCACCAACTATATAATTAATTGTTAATACTGTATTTGCTGGAGCAGCACCAAACGTATTTGTTTTTAGGAAATTACTTCCATCTAAGGAAATATCTGTATTTCTAATATTTGATAGTCCTATGCCAATGATTGATGCGTTTGGATAAACAATTTCATCAGAATAGTTATCTAAACCAGGTCCAAATTCAAGATACGTAGTATTATCAGCAGTAATATTTGTTATAAACTTTCTTGAAGTTTTTAATGACTTAATTATTTTTGATACTTCAGCCTTATATACATAGAAATTTTCATCAGTAACTTGAGAATTGTCTACATCAGTAAAAATTACATCTTGTGCTAAATAATCTGCTTCATACCATTTATTATTATCTTCATCTACAACTGAAATAATATTCACCACATTTTTTTCTTCCAATACAATTTTGTAATATGGAGTAGCAGTTCCAACGGTAAAATTCTTTATTACTATTTTACCAGCAAATGCTTTTGTTGTTTTTCTCAATAAGAAAAATTGTGGAACACCAAGACTGTCTCTAGAATAAACACTTACTTCTCTAGGAGAAAATCTTGTATCAACGGAAAAATCAACAGGTTCACTTATAATAAAATTTTGATCAGAATTATTTAATAATTCCATGTTTTCTTTTATTGATAAACAATATTTTTCATCAGGAATATAATTTCCATCAGTATCAATTTTTGATGGAACCAATTGAAACAATTCAATATCAGTGATTGAAGACTTAGTTGGAGTTGTTTTGTATCCAAGATATTTAGCCAACGCAATAACATTTTTACGTTCTTCTGAATATGGCATCAAAGATTCTTTGAATTGATAATCAATATAATAAGATAATACGTCACCAACATAAGATGCTTGTTCAATAAACATTGTACCTGGTGAACTTTCACTAAAGTCCTTATATGTCTTAGGAAAATAGTTCTTTGAAAACTCAATCAACCCAGCTTTAAATGACGCAAAATCTCTGTTAAGATATCTAATATCTTTGTTAAGAGGTTGAAAGGACTTTGGTTGTTTTTCTGCCATATTATTATAAATTGCTTGTTACAGTTAATCCAAGTACATCAGTTTGATTATTTACCGTAAATTGTATCTTTATGTTTATTATATAATTATCAGTGTTCTTGTTTTTTTGAGCGGTTGTAATGTCTAAAAATACAGTATTTACAATAACGTTTGGAAACCAATAGGTCATATCTTCCACAATAACATTTTTTAAAATCTCATCAAATCCTTCAATATTTTGGTCAAATAAGTACTGATACAATTTTGTTCCAAATTGAGGATTAAATCTTCTTTCACCTGGTCTGGTGTTAAAGAAATTAGTGATATTGGCTTTAATCTGGGTTAGAGTGTCATATGACTGCTCAAAATATCCATTTATGCCTGATTTTAAAGGTAATGTTAAACCAATTGGATTCATATTATGACATTGATACTAAACCACCACCAAGTCCTGATGTCTTTTTCTTATCAACTGCTTTCATTAATTTTCTAAAATCTCTATTGATGACATTAAGTACTTTGGCTTGTTCTTCATTGACGGGTGTTATTTGTTGTGGAATTTGTACGGATTCATTAATATTAACTCCGCCTAAAGATTCACTTTTTAATGCACCCATCAATCCCACATAAGCACCTTCTCTTGGGACTCCACCTACAGTTTCATTCAATACAGCATTTAAAGCATCATTATTTGTATATTTCTTAAATGTTTTCTTTGCTATTTGTATGTTTTCAGATGGTTTTTGTGAAACTTTTGGTGTTTCCAATTTTTCACCAACCACGGGTTTACTTTGACCAGTTAATATTTCACTCAAAATATTAGGAATAAGAGTTGGAAGAGACTTTTGAAGTTCTTCCTTTACTACTGATCTGATTATCTCTTTTAATTCTTGTGATTTCATATTT